GGGGGGGGGGTAGACCGGCGGTAATCATCAGCAATGATATTGGAAATAATGCCGGTCCCATACTGGAGATTGTGTATCTCACAACCCAGGAGAAGAAACCCTTGCCGACACACGTTAAAATCAACAGCTCAAAATATCCGTCCACGGTGCTTTGTGAACAGATTGATACCGTGAATAAGGACAAGGTTGGGGATTACATAGGGCAGTGCTCTATGGCTGAAATGAAACGCATAGATGCGGCACTTGCAGTAAGCATTGGCATTGGAACCAATATCAAAGGGAATGAACTGGTAAAGAAATGGGCGGAAGCTGCAAATGAAGTTGAGAAACCTGAGAAGAAAGAACCTGAGCCGGTTGTGGTAAAGGAAACTGTTCTGCCGGATGTGGAGACACAGTTGGAAATTGCAAAGATAACTGCTGAGAGGGACGTGTATAAGCGGTTATACGAGGATGCAATGGCACGGAGATAGGAGGAAGCATGGCTCTAATAAAGAGAGATAGAGAAAACTTCTGGATGTTAAATTGGCTTGATGAATACATGACCGGTCACAAAGGATTTATATGTGGAGGATGTTTCAAAAACATATTCAATAAAGAAAAGGTAAAGGACCTTGATATTTTCTTTGAGAATGAAAGCGATTTTGATGATGCGGTACAGTATTTTGACAGTCAGACACCAGGATATGACGGAGACGATGTAAGAGATGAGAAATATCATTTCCACTACGAAAACGACAATGTAAAGGCATACAAACACATTGAAACAGGTGTTGTGATTGAACTTTGTTGCAAAATATTTGGAAAACCGGAAGAAATTCTGAATAAGTTCGATTTCACAATCACGAAGTTCGCATATTACAAAGAGGAAGTAGAGGATGAAACTGGTGCGGTAGCGAAAAGACAAGAACTTCCGTTTGAAACTCTGGAAGATGAGCATTTCTTAGAGGAAATTGGAATACCGGAAACACACATTGAGTACAAAATCCTGATGGATGATGCGTTTTTTGAACATCTACATCTTAAACGGATTGTAATTGATAAAGATATTCCATTTCCAATGAGCACTTTTGAACGGATGCTGAGATATGCAAAGTACGGATATTTCCCATGCAAAGAAACAAAGATGAAGATAATCAATGCACTTAGGGATTTGACAGACGAACAGGTTGAATTATCTGAAAGCCTTTATGACGGCATGGATTAAGGAGGAAAGATGAAAAAGACAGCGAGAGTAATTATCACATCAAAGTGCGACCGGAAGTGCCCGGGGTGCTGCAACAGCAAATTGGACTACACATCATTGGCGAAAGTGATTGGCGGTATCACGGCATTAAAGGACTATGAGGAAGTTGTGATTACCGGCGGAGAGCCTATGATAAATCCGGCACAACTCTACACAGTCATTAAAATGCTCAGAAAGCAGAATAAGAGACAGAAAATCTATCTTTATACGGCTTGTCTGACAATGGACGATCATCCGGTAATTTTAAAACACTTGGATGGTATCACAGTAACAGTCCATGCAGAAGCCACAGATGAGGATATTCGTAATCTGAAATACATGAGTTCCAATCTCTACGATGAGGACTTGGATATGCGCCTGTTTATCGACAAGAGGGTGTACGACAGGTACGACTTATCTAATATCTGCATGAAAACATGGGATGTAGTGAGAAAACTGGAATGGAAAGAAAAGTGCGATCCGGCAGAAAACGAAGAACTGTTTTTGTGGAATCTTTATTAAGGAGGCTGCCATGGAAACTTATAGAGTTGTATCAATTACAGACAGAAAAGGCAATCCGAGAATTGAGGGCAGATACCCTCTCAGAGTAGGGAGAATGTGCAAGAAACCCACTCCAAGAAACGGAGATGCCATGATGATTGAATGGTTGGCTCAGCCGGATGGAACACCGTATGTCGGCATGATTGTTACGAGTACAGTTATCGGATTCAAGACCGAGGATAGAGGAAAATACATTGAGGTAACAACCAGAAATTCAATCTACACATTTGAGAGAGTATGAGAGAAACAGAAACTTTTGAGTATATCCGCCGGAAGTACCCGGACAAGGAAGAAACATGGAGAAAAGTCACACGGCTTGTTAAGTTTGATGAGAATTTGAAAGTAAAGAGTGTGCATGACTTCAACATGGAGTGCTACATATCATCATTTGGCAGACTCATACGGAATGGGATCCTATGCAATATGGCATACGGAGATAAATACGATATTTCCAGTATGTTCACAGATACAGACGGAAACCAAGTGCGATTTAAGAGACACCAGATAGTTATGCAGACGTTCTACATGGGTAACAGACGGCGGTATGACACAGTAGACCATATAAACAACAGAGAGAGGTTCGACAACAGCATATACAACCTGAGATGGGCTGATAAAAGAGTACAGTGCGGAAACCGCAGGGACAAGCCGGGGAAACATCGCATGGTTATCTGCATAGGCGATGAGGAAGAAATCTTTTTCTCATGTCGGGAGGCGGAACGACTGTACAACCTACCGCCGAACTCGGTCGGTAAGGTATGCCGCGGAGAACTAGAATCCATATATGGTTATAGATTTGGATATTTATAAGGAGATCAGAAATGGGAAAAGATTGGACCGGAAATGGCAAGAGCATTTTTACAACTCTTGGTGCATCCAACCACACAGAGAAAGAAAGAGAGATTAACGACTACTATGCGACAGACCCTATCGCAGTAGACGCATTGTTACAGGGGGGGGGGCAGAGCTGAATCGTAAGATTTGGGAGTGCTCTGCAGGACAAGGACACTTATCAGAACGTCTCACAGAACTCGGTTATGAGGTCCGCAGTACGGATCTTATCGACAGAGGGTATGGAGAGGGTGGAATAGACTTCTTGCAGACAACAGAAATGTGGGATGGTGATATTCTTACCAATCCTCCATACAAGTATGCGAAAGAGTTTATTGAGCACGCAATGACGATCATACCGGACGGGAGAAAAGTGTTCATGTTCCTTAAATTACAGTTTTTGGAGGGAAAGGCTAGAGGCGAACTGTTTAAGAAATACCCTCCGAGATATGTATATGTGTCACGCAGCCGTATTCTGTGCGCCAAAAACGGAATGTTTGAGGAAATGAAAGCCGGAGGCGGAAGCGCAGTTGCGTATGCGTGGTATGAGTTTCAGAAAGGTTATAAGGGAGTGAGCATTATTAAGTGGATAAATTAGATTTTGGTTACTACAACATGGACTGCATGGCCGGTATGAAACTTTTCCCTGATAAATACTTTGATGTGGCAATCGTAGATCCGCCATACGGAATCAATGCGCCGAACATGGCGATGGGAACCAATAAGAGCCGGACGAAGAACGGTTATCCATCCGAAAGCACCGCAAGCAGATTGAAACGGAGTGGACAGGTAAAGGAATGGGACAGCAAACCGCCAACGGAGGAATACTTCAAAGAATTGTTCCGCGTATCGAAAAATCAGATTATATGGGGCGGAAATTATTTCAATCTGCCACCAACAAAGTGCTTTGTTGTATGGGATAAGGTGCAGCCGTGGGATGCCTTTTCGCAAGCGGAGATTGCGTGGACTTCTTACAATCTCCCGGCAAAACTGTTCAGATACTCAAACACTGGAGGAACAAATTCAGAGAAGCGCATCCATCCAACCCAGAAACCGATAGCATTGTACGAATATCTAGTAGGTGCTTTTAAGCTATCGGGGGGGTGGTACTTGACACCCATGTAGGATCTGCGTCAAGCCTCATTGCATATCACAGAAACGGCGTGAGGTTTGTAGGGTTTGAGATAGACACCGAGATGTACGAGGTTTCAAATGCGAGACTGGAAAGAGAAAAAGCACAATTATCCCTATTCGATTTAGGGATGGAAAGGAATGGAGATGAGTAGTTTTGTACCGATTTATGCGGTTGATTTTGACGGAACACTCTGCGAAAGTAAGTGGCCCGGAATTGGCGCGCCGAACAAAAAACTGATACAGCATCTTATTCAACGCAGAACAGAGGGAGCAAAAGTGATCCTTTGGACTTGCAGAGTGGAAGAACATCTGAAAGAAGCGGTGGACTGGTGCAGTAAATTCGGATTAGAGTTCGATGCGGTCAATGATAATCTGCCGGAAAACGTTGAAAAATATGGTAACAATCCAAGAAAAGTGTATGCCACTTGCTATATTGACGATTTGGCTGTGGATAAAAGAAAATACGATCTTCCGTTTCATGCGGACGAAAAGATCGACTATTCAAAATTCGATAAATACCCTCTCGGAAGTGAGTGGATGTTAAAGACGGAATATGCAGAGCTTCCGGTGGTAGTAGAAGAGGTAAATGCTTTTCACGGGTATATCAGTGTAAGAAGCACGAGCGAAGAGGATAAATTTAGATATTTTAAGGTTCGCCGTGATATTGAATGGTTTTATGACAAATTATTTCCAAAGGAGTGATGCGTTTATGAAGAAAAAGAAAATCAATCCGCAAGAATTTGACTGTGGATGCTGTGGAAATCAGATTTATAA